ACGGGGCGCTCAACTTCCACGGGTTGGCCGCGTGCGCCTTGGAGAACTTCGGCTACGGCACGGCGGCAACATACGCCCCGAATGGCGGCGACTATCAGAACCCGAATGGTTTCTCAGCGGGACTGGCTATCGGGGTGCTGCTGCCTTCGGCCGGCAACAACGACAACAACCAGCTGCGGAACGTCACCTGCCACGGCGGTTACACCCGCGCGATTTTCGTCACCGAGCACACCGAATGGGTCGGCGGCACGATCCTCTATAGCTGGTCAGGAGTGTGCCCGGTCGGGAACTACGGCGACGGCGGCAACGGCGTCGGAGCCTCGCACGGCATCTTCATTGACCAAGTCTCCATTGAGGGCTGCAACAACCAGTTGGAGTTCGTCGGCCCCGGGCAATCCGGCGTGGGCCCGATGATGTCGGGGTCTTACGACACCGAGGGGCAGTCCACGATCCGCGACAACTCCGGCGGATTGGCCGCGGCCTGCGGCGAGTTCCACGTGAAAAGCAACGGGGTCGCGGCGTCCCCGGCCGTGGGCGCCGGTACGCCGCTGAACCTGATCTGCGACTTCCAGCTACCGGGCCCGGTGGCCAGCCCGCCCGCTTTGACGACCGGGCAGGCCACCCAGAACCCTTACGGGCGCTGGGCAAGCGTTACGCTCGCCGGCGGCACGGTTACCGCCGTACAACTGGGCGCCTTGAGGGGCGACTCGACTGCGCCAGCCATGACCAGCGTCTACACGCAGTCCTCCGGCGCGTTGCCGCTGTACACGGTGCGCGTTCCGCCGCTGGGCTGGATCCAGGTCAACGGGTCGGTAGCGCCCGCAACCAACACGTGGGTGCTTGAGTGAGCGTCACGGAACCATGCACCGTGACCCGCGAGGCCGTCAAGAAGGCTCTCGACGTCAAGGGCACCGCACGTAGCGACGACGACATCGACCGCGCGATCCAGGCTGCGTCTCGTGCCGTCGAGGGCCAGCTGCACCGCAAGTTCTACCCGCAGGATATGACGCGGTACTGGGACTGGCCCTCATTTCAGCAAGCACCCCCGTGGCGCATCTGGTTCGACGCCTGGGAACTCGCTGCGATCCCCACGTCGGTGACGACCGGCGGCCAGCAGATCCCGATCGGCAACATCTTCTTCGAGCCAGCGAACAGCGGGCCGCCGTACACCTACATGGAGATCAACCGCGCCACGAACTCCGCATTCGGCGCCGGCCCGACACCCCAGCGCGATGTCGCAGTGACCGGGCCGTTCGGTTTCAACCTGAACACCGCGGCAGCCGGAGCGCTCGCCGCACCCGCAGGCGACACCACCACTGCCTCGATCACGGCCACGAACAGTGCCGGCGCCGGCATTGGGGACGTCATCGTCATCGACTCCGAGCGCATGCTGCTCGCGGACAAGGCGCTGACGACAACCGGGCAGACCCAGCAGGGCAGCATCAGTGCCAGCACCAACGACCAGGCGCTGACAGCACAGAACGGTGCCGCGTTCTTCGTCGGCGAGACGGTAACGCTGGACCAGGAGTCCATGCTCGTCACCGCCGTCACAGGCAATGTTCTGGCGGTGAAGCGCGGCTGGGACGGCACCACACCGGCCACGCACACCGGCGCCACGATCTACGCGCCGCGGCTGTGGTCCGTCACGCGCGGGGCGTTCGGCACTACGGCGGCCACTCATCTGAACGGCACGGCCGTGTCCCGGTACACGCCTCCTTCGCTGGTGACGCAGCTTTCGCTGGCCGAGGCGGAGAACAACTTGCTCCAGGCCGCATCCGGCTACGCCCGCACCGTCGGCGCCGCAGACAACGCCAGGCCCGTCTCCGGGCAGTCCCTCGCCGACATCCGTGCTCTGACCTACGCCCAGTACGGCCGCAAGGTGAGGCGGCGAACGGTGTGACCGAGGTCAGTTTCGAGTTCAAAGGCCCGATCTTCGATGGCCGCGCCGCCGACGCGATGGCGCGCATGGCTGCCGAGGTGCAGTCCGAGGTGGCGAAGTACGCCGAGGACACGTGGCAAGCCTTCATGGACTCCAGCTTCCGGCACTCCACCGGCCGCTACCAGTCCCACGTCAACATCGCCAAACGCGACAAGGACTTGGTCGTCAACGATGGCTGGCCCGACTCGCAGCTACCTTACGGCCCCTGGCTGGAGGGTGTCGGCTCTCGCAACTCGCCGGTCACGAGGTTTCCCGGGTACTTCGCTCTGCGTCGCGCCACGGTGAAGGTCGAAGGCGAAGTCGGCGAGCTGACAAAGCCGATCGTCGACAAGTACGTCGCTGAGGCCAACGCGTGACTGGGCTCAATACTCCGGCGGTCATCACCGCGGCGGTCGACCACCTGGTTCAGACGGGGCTTTTCGAGTCAGTACAGGACCACGAGTCCACGTCGGCATCCGCTGGCGGTCTCACTGCGGACGTGTGGGTCGCCGACATCAAGCCGGTCGCGGCGCAGTCCGGCTTGGACGTCACGTCGGCACTGCTGACGCTGACCGTGCGGATCTACCTGAACGCGATGCCGCCGGCTAGCAACGACCTGGAGCAGACGATTACCGGCGCCACAGACACGTTGCTGACCGCGTACAACGCCGCGTTCACGTTCGACGGCACCGTCAACTGGGTCGATCTGCTCGGCGAGTACGGCACGTCGCTGTCGTCGGTCGGCGGCTACGTCACCGTCGGCGGGGTCTTCTTCCGCTGCATGACCATCACCGTGCCCTGCGTCATCGACGACGTGTGGCCGCAGTCGCCGGCGTAGGTCGGAAGCGGAACCGAACCACCGCGCAACCCGGCACGGATGCCGAAGCGGACCCCTCATTGTTTCCAGCTTCCCTGTGGAGGTGCCGTGTCCAAACAGTCCGGCCTGGGGGATGCGCTCCTGGTAGGCGGCTATGACCTGTCTGGCGATGTCGGCGAACTGTCGAAGATCAGTGGAAACGTAGCGCTGCTAGACGTCACGCCGATCAACGTCTTCGCGCCGGTTCGAATCGGCGGCCTGCGCGACGGCGGCATCGCATACAAGGCCTTCTTCAACCCAACCACAGGCCAGGAGCACACCGTGCTCTCGGCGCTCCCTACCGCCGATCAGCACCTCATGTACTGTCGCGGCACCACGTTGGGGAATCCGTCCGCCTGCATGATCGCAAAGCAGCTCAACTACGACCCCACCCGCGACGCGAAGGGCATGTTGACGTTTGCGATTCAGGCCGACGCCAACGGCTTCGGACTGGAATGGGGACGCCTGCTCACGGCTGGCCTTCGCACGGATACCGCAGCCACCAACGGAACCGGGGTGGACGGCACCGCATCATCCAGTTTCGGTGCGCAAGCCTATCTTCAGGTCACCGCCTTCACCGGCACGGACGTCACCGTGAAAATCCAGGACTCGGCCGACAACGTCAGCTTCGCCGACGTCGCCGGGCTGACGTTCACTGCGGTGACCGCCGCGCATACGACGCAGCGGATCGCGACCGCAAACAACGCCACCATCCGCAGGTATCTGCGAGCGGCCACCACCACATCCGGCGGGTTCACCAGCGCGACGTTCGCCGTAATGATCAATCGTAATCAGGTCGCGAACCAGGTCTTCTGATGACAGTCTCCAGTCCCGAGGGTCAGCGGCTACCAGCAGCCGGGCCAGTCGGCGCTTACCAGACTTTCCAGATCGCGGCACCCCTGGCAACCCACTGGCGCGAAGCCACATGTGCCGAGGTCGCCTGCGAGCAGTACCTGAACGGTTGGCGGGTTCGGCTGGACTTTCTATCCGACGCCGACCGGTGGGCAATCCACAACTCCGGACGCCACTTCGTCCGCCACGACGTTGCAGCTGGCGAGACATGGCTCGCTTTTGAAGCCGGGCAGCCCTGTTTCAGGGCATCCGAGCACAGGCTGCCGCTGGGACGGCCGGAGCTGTATGTGGTGCGTGACGGTGACTGGCGCGGAAACCCGACCGGGAGCGTGTATCAGCACAAGCGTGCCGACGACTGGGTTGACCAGTTCTCCACGAATCAGGACAAGCTCGCCGAGGCCATAGAGCGCGGCTGAACGGCTGCGCGTTCCCCACCCTAAGCGCCACCTGGCAGATCCAGGTGGCGCTTCTGTTTCCCCGAAGAAGGTGAACGATCTTGGCTAAGCAGTCGGGCCTCTCCTGGTCTGTACTTACGGTGGCGGATGCCGCGGCGGCGGCGCAGGACATCCGGAACGATGTGACCAACTTGCAGCTGGCTACGCCCCGCGCGGTGCAGGACGTGACCGGCATCGACAAGGCCGCGAACGAGCGGTTGCTGCTGCTCGCGGACTTCACCATCACGATGAACGGCGTGTACAACCCGGCCGCGAACATGTCCCACGCGGTGTTCTCGACGATCCCGTCGACTTCGGTGAACCGCGCAGTGGCGCTGACCGTCGGCGGGAAGAGCCTGTCGGCGAACGTGGTGCTGACCGACTATCCCCTGACGCGCGCGGCCGGGGGCGCCCTGACCTGGGCTGTTCCCGGAAGCTTGGCGGATGGCAACGTCCCCCTGTGGTCATAGAAGGGGGTTGATATGGGCTTCAAGTTCCCAAGCACGATTTACCGCCTGGATTTCGAAGGTACCGAACTCGAAGGTCTGGAAGTGCGGATGCGCGGTGGCAAGCTGCGGCAGGCGTTCGCGACCGTGCAGCTCGTCGGCGTCACCGAGGAGAACGTTACCGCCGCCGATGCCGCGCTCGCCCTGGAGCAGTACCAGGACCTGGCCGACCACATCGTCGAGTGGAACGCCGAGGACGACGAGGGTAATCCGGTCGCGCCGGACCTGGAGGGTCTTCAGTCTCAGGAGACCCGGCACGTCCAGATGATCGCTGCCGCGATCATGACGGT